CACATGGCTTACATTGATAACGCCACCACCATTAGCTGCTGTAAAATCATCAGGATCACCAGGGGCTGAGAAATACAGGTTAGAACCTTTAGAGAAGAACACAGTATTCTTAAATACTGCTACCTGTTCTGCACCCTGTAAGTCTGTAGAAGATGTTACAAAGCTAAGTGTACCCGCTGTGTCATCATAAAGGGCTGGGTAATTAACACTATCTACAAAATAAATAAACTCACCAGCACCAAAATTAAACTCTGTAGAACGAATCTTATTACCAAGTAAAGATGTTGTACCTAATGAGGTCCAACCTGCACCTGTAGTTTTGTGATACTCAGTTACACTACCATTACTTCTAGCTGCAATAAACTCTGAAGGTTTAACAACTTTAACACCTAGTACTCTACCTGATCCTGGAATTACATCAGTCTCAGCTTTATCGTAACCAAGTATTTTAGAGTAGCCACCTGAACGTGCAGGTTCAAAGTTCTGTAAAATAGTAGCAGAACCAATAGCATTAATCCCCTGTTGTAGAGGACTCATGTTTGAGATAAGGCCACCCTTAAACTCAATAGGAAATGTCTGCCAATTAGTAGCCATTAGTATGCAACTCTACGATCCCGAATATATTCAGTACGATTAATGTTTTGAGATCGCATGTACTTAATGCCATCAGTAAATTTGTTTTGTGATACTGTAGCTGCTTGCATGTCGCCTCTGAATACGTAGGCATAATACATAGCACCATCTACAATAATGTGTCTAAATTGTTCTGGTATTGCAGGTACGTCTGCAGCTTTTTCCATGTCAACACCAACAGTGTAGTACTCATATACTACTTCATATGCTTGGTCTGGTGCAGGGATAAAAAGTAGCTCACGGCTAGGTGCACGTATTACAGAGTGTGGTACAGTTCTGTTGGATGTATTAGAGTTATACTCATAATCGGCGTATTTGTCAAGGTATTCTTCATAATTCAACACTTTTAACTTATTAGTACCCACACTTAAAGTATCATCTCGTCTAATGCGGAAGCTATTCATGTTAATAGTTTTAGAGTCATACGGCATACTGTAACGAACTTCACCAGGTGTCAGTACTTCTGTTTCCTCTACGTGATTCCAAGGCCACTCAAACTCTTCTTGGTGTATGTGCCTAATAGATGCATTAACTGCGTCTTTAGTAAGGTTGTAGTAACCCTGTGCACCAGCAAAGTTAGACGTGGTTAGTTCTACTTCGTTAAGGCGGCGGTTAACGTCATTTACTAGACCGATAAAATCGTAAGCCATTCTTACTTCTCCTTAACCCGTAGATATACACTACGTTCATACTGCAAGCCTTCAACTGTCGTAATCTTACATGTCACTTTGTATCGCACGTTATTAGTGCCAAGTGATAAACGAATAGTGGCTACAGTAAGAGTGTTAGTCTTCTGTACCATCTGTAAGCCATTGACTACACTAGCTGCATTTACTTCTGTCTTAGTGCCATCAGCATCATCAATATACCAAGTTACACCTGAGATAGTGTCATCGCCAAGAAAGCGTGACCAATCAATGTTGTAATCTAGTAGTTCATCTTTATCTTTGTCAGGCCACTTGTATGACATAAATGTATTCCTTACGCTGCGATACGAACTGTTCTGTCAGTATCCATAGCTTCTATATAAACAGTTCTGTTAGATAAGTCTGCTGGGATACGTACTGTGTAACCCTGATCTGTAGCTGATACATAAACAACACGGTTACGATCAAAGCTATCTTTAATACTTTCATAGTCAAACTGTACGGTAGTGACTACAGGACGTTTAGTGTAAATGTTTAGAGGTACAGACGTAATCTCAATACGGTTAACTGTACGTGTAGTTACAGTACCTATAGCAGAGTTAGCTGCTACACCTACTGGCAATACAACAGCCTTAGCTTTAACAGTAGGTGATCCTGCAGTAATACTTAAGGCTGGTACTGTAACGCTTACATTAGCTTCTGCCAGTACAGTAGTTGTACCGATATTGCCTGTAGAGTCAACCCCTTGTGGTTCTACTACAGCTTTAGCTACTACTGTTGTATCACCTACAGAGCTAGTTGCAGCTACTGAGCTAGGAACTACAACAGCTTGAGCATCTACTACGACACTGTTGACTGCACCTGTAGCTCCTACACCTGTAAGACTTAGGTTAGCTGCAGATACAGTAACAACAGTATTAGTGCTGCTTGTGGCTGCTACACCAGTTGCAATAGTACGTACTTCACCACCAGCGGCAAAGGCATTTACTGAAAATGGTGTAGAGCCAAAGAGCATTTATTATGCAGCCTCTTCTTCAGGTGTTTCAACAGAGGTAGCAAGCATCTGTACAAACGCATCACGTCCTACAGATAGTTGATCTAAGTTGAAACGCACACTAGATAACTTACGGTCTAAGTCATTAATGTGATTCAACATAGTCTGTTGCTCTTGTGTTAAATCTTCAACGAAGTATTCTTTATCGTTGATAGTGATGGGAGTCTTTTTATCTTTACCCATTGCTAATCTCCTTTATGAGTTTGCTTGTATTGCTGCATTAACAGCAGTCATATCTTCGTCTGTCCAAAAGTCTTTGTCAACCATTAGCTGTAGATGCTCTACGTTGCGTGACACAGTGTCAGCCCATTCAGCATCGTCCATGCCCTCTGGTTGCCCAGCGTTCAATAGATCAACAGAGTGACCCATTGCTGTGTAGTGTTGTGCGATTTCTTCCGCAGTTGGTGTATCAGTCATTTGTTTCTCCTTTTCTGACTTTTACGATTAACATGCCATCAGCACACATGGCACACAGTAGGAGCCATCAGCATATGTGCATGTGACATGGGTTGAAATTACTTTTGCGATTGTCTTGCTGCGTACAATATCATCGCCTTGTGGTTTAGCTGTACCATCACCCGCCGACATTAGCAGATCGCCACGCTGCACGGTTGTTCCTTGTGCAATACGAATAATCATATCGCCTGTCATTGCTACACGCATATCATTTGATGTGTATGATGGGCGATCAGAGTTAACGGGTTCATCATCCCACGCAACAAAAACACCTGCCACATTAGCGTCACCCTCAACTGAAGATACCGCCATGCAGTTTAGCTGTTCATTTTCGTCTGGGTTTCCTGTCTCTGGGTCAGTCCACTGCGCCATCTGATCTAAGTTTGTCATTACAGTCCCCTTTAGAAGAGAATTGTCTTTTGAGCCATCCGCAAGCTGTGCTTCCCTACTTAAGTGTCCACCGTTGTAAGAAACTGTAGTTCCAGAAACCGCAATATAACCTTCAAATCCTGTGTCTTGATAAAAGTCTATTAAGTGACCATCATTCCACTGCCTAGTTATTGTAACAGGTGATCCACCTGACCTCACCAGAGTGGTTTCTCCATTTGTTCCGTAAACAGTAAGACCCGCAGACTGATAGCCTGCTCCAGACACGTTATGAGCTAGTTTTACTGTTCCGTTATTGTCGGCTTTAAATCTAGGATTACCATCCCCATCCGACAGCACGATGTAGTTGCTTGAGGTGCGGATGTCCAAGCTGTTTTGGTTGCCGTTGTAGCGGCCTAGGATGGTGTTCTTGGAGCCTGTGGTAATTTGCCAACCTGAGGCATGCCCAACCGCTGTATTAGAGTCTCCTGTTGTTGAATTATAAAGCGCCTCATTTCCTATGGCGACTTGATAGTTAGCTGTTGTTTTATTGTATCCAGCTGACCTACCAAATGAAGCAGAATGTGCGCCAGTAGTATTGGAATACCCTGCTTGATACCCAACGGCAGTGTTGTAGCTGGCGGTGGTGTTGGAGAACAGTGAACTATACCCTAAAGCCGTATTATTGCCACCTGTCGTATTTGATGACATAGAGGAGCTACCAATAGCGGTATTTTCACCAGCGTTATTTTGCGTGTTTAGTGCGCCGTGACCAACCGCAGTGTTGTTGTTACCCGTGTTGTAATACAAAGCGACATGACCGATACCAACGTTTCTCTCTTGCGTAGAGTTTGTGTACCCCGCTTGATAACCTAAGTAGTGATTATATTGACCAATAGTATTACTATACCCCGCCTGATACCCCACTGCCGTGTTGTAGCTGCTTGTGGTGTTGTTGTGTAGAGCCATGTGCCCTAGACCAGTGTTTGCTGATCCAGATGAGTTTTGTTGCAATGTAGAATAGCCAACAGCGGTATTGTTGGACGCAGTATTAAGATACAATGCACGATAACCAAGTGCTGTAATTGGTGTCCCAGTTACGTTTGTATACCCCGCCTGATATCCCACAGCCGTGTTGTAGCTGGCGGTGGTGTTGGCCGTTAGCGCCGCTGAACCAATGGCAACATTATAAGTACCTGTGGTGTTCGAGTATAATGCTTCATAACCTAAAGCAGAGTTAAATCTTCCTGTTGTATTTCCCCTAAGAGCCTTTGTACCTATGGCAGTAGTAGCATCACCTGTGGTATTGGTATAAAGCGACTGATACCCCACTGCAGTGTTGTTGTCTGCGGTGGTGTTAGAGTAGAGGGCTTCTCGACCAAGACCGACATTAAAGCCCCCAGTGGTATTTGTATATAATGCTTCAAAGCCCACGGCAACATTTTGTGCGCCTGTAGTATTCGACCTTAGTGCTCCGTAGCCTACCGCCACATGAACACTACCTGTAGTGTTACTATAAAGAGACTGATACCCAACCGCTGTGTTGGCATTGGCGGTGGTGTTGTAGCGGAGTGCATCAGTACCAATTGCTGTGTTGTAATTACCTGTACTGTTTTCACCTAAAGTCCCAGTACCCATTGCAGTGTTTGCAATGCCTGTCGTATTAGCCCCTAATGCAACTGCGCCAACGCCAACATTGTAGTATCCAGTGCTGTTTGCATCTAAAGTCTGATACCCAACGGCTGTGTTATAGCTTGCGGTGGTGTTGGAAAGGAGTGCATCACGACCTACTGCTACGTTGTTGGCACCAGAGGTATTTGTGACGAGTGCGTATCTACCAACCGCCGTATTGCTAGAGGCGGTATTGTTGTAAAGAGCAGTCTCACCAAGGGCTACGTTGTAGTTGCCAGAAGCGTTGCCAAACGCTTGATCACCCAAAGCCACGTTGCCTGTACCAGTAGGATAATTCCCATCCAGCTTGATCGTGCCGCCATCGACTGACAGCCCATCTAAGGTAA